TCGGTAATACTGGATTTAAATGGACTAGCCGAAACTACACTATTGATAAGATCAAAGAAATTCACCTTGGTCGTTTAGGAAAAACAGATACTCACGTAGTTGATGTAGATCCAACTTGTAACGCTCTCAATGGAGGTCGTGGTATAGTTACGATTGCTAATATGCGATTACAGATTATTGATAACTATAAGCGTATGGCAGAAGTATATCGTGAAGTTGGTGGCGAACTTATTTGTAAGGAAGATTATTTTAGTGGTGATAGATATAATCCTTATAACAAAAAAATAAACTGGCTTTCTGACCCTAATATAGAAGATTTTGATGTAGAATCATTATTTACTATTGACAAGTACTCAGAAGTTTGATATAATAGATTTTTATTTGGAGATATAATATGGCTTTTAAAACACCGTTAGACGAATCTTATGACAGAGTCATTGAAAAGTTTAACGAAATAGACCAATCCTTTGATACGACAGAAAGACTCATCATAGGTCTATACGTATTAATTCCTGCTACCTTTCTATTAGGTTGGTTATTCTAACATGTATAATAAAAGAATAGTAATTGACTTTGACGATACGCTCGCGTTCACAAAGAATAGAGAATGGGCTAAAGCTGAACCTAACACTGATCTAATACGCAAGTGTAATGGCCTTTATGATTCAGGTTGGACTATAGATATCTTTACGGCTCGTGGTTCAATATCATGTCCTACAAGATCAGAAGCTGAAGAAAAGTATGGTCCACAAATTAAATCGTGGCTATCAAGGAACAACGTCAAGTATCATTCATTAAGTTTTGATAAACCACTAGCAGCTTATTACATTGATGATAAAGGTATTTCACCAGAGTTATTCCTAGATACTGATATTCGTGCTCTCGAAGGTGGTCTATCAGGATCTGACATATACACAGACGGACAGCTTGTTCATAAGACTGATAAGAATTCTCATGAAGCAGCTGCTTGGTTAAAGTATGCAATGTATCATGATATTAATGTTCCTAAAGTAGAACGTGTTGTTGGTGATACACTTACTATGGAATATATTGATGCCGATCATGATTACTTTGTAGATCATCACTATAAAGCAATTGCTCTAATTCAAAATACTCTTGATGCTATGTCGTTAGTTGAAGAACCAAATAAAGAGTTAACCTTTGATGATTATATTGGACGAATCGTTGGTCACGCAAAGAAAGCTGACGTTGTCATGTTTGATGATATTACTGAACGGCTTACAAAACTTGATATGCAGCCTAGCTTCAGTCATGGAGATTTTGGTATTAAGAACATGTTGTTCTATAACGAAATCCGTCATGGTGCAGAGCTTTGTCTTATTGATCCTATTCCTACTTGTTTTGGAAATAAACAATTAGACATAGCTAAGTTAATCGCAAGTTTGATTATTAATAAGTACTCATATACGCAGCAAGAATTAACAATGAAGGCTCTGTGCATATATAATAACTTAGATATTAAAGAACAGTGGTTATTGGTAGCGGCTGAGATTATTAGAGTATACAAGTACCACCCTGATAAAGACTTTATTATACAATGTGTTAACGATATTCTGCCGGAGATTGAATAGTGTTTTTAGATAGAAAGAAATTACCAAAAGATTACAAGATTGGCTTTACATGTTCAACGTTTGATCTGTTTCATGCAGGTCATATCGTTATGTTACAGGAAGCAAAAGGTCTATGCGATTATTTGATTGTTGGTTTGTTGATTGACCCAACCGTAGATCGACCTGAGGGTAAGAACAGACCTGTACAGACACCTTTTGAAAGATACATACAGGTATCCTCTTGTAAGTATGTGGACGAGGTAATGCCTTTCTCAACTGAGCAGGAATTAGTTGATATGATCTTAACTATTAATCCTGACATCAGAATAGTTGGCGAAGAATATAAAGACGTCGAGCATACAGGTAAAGGTTTATGTCCAACTCATTACAATCGCAGAAGACATTCTTTCAGTTCAACCGAGCTGAGACAGCGTGTGGTAAATGCGGTCAAATCAGATAAATAACAGTACAGAACGGATTAACTTTATATTATGAAAAACATTGGTTTCGCAAAGATCGGTAAGTCGGTCAAATTCAAACGCAATCGCTTCTCTCCTATTGGTGGAGATAATGAACCATCGACAGTTTTAATCTCATTAGCAAATAACAACCCAGACAAGACCTTCTATATTGTTGGTCGTTCGGATTTCAGTACTCTAAACGAAGCCGAAGCTTTGGATCTATTCCCATACGATAACGTGATTGATATTTGGAAAGGTATTAAGAACACTGGTCCAGATTTCTATCGTCATGTTATTAATTACTTTGGTCAGAGAGGATTTCAATTAGACTATACTGTTATGATGGTAGGTCAAGTTGGAACAGTTACCATTCCTGATAAGATTCTAAAAGTACGTGACGCAGACGGTAAGTGTGCAGCTGTTATTGATATGACTCGTAATTATACTTCTCCAATTGCTATTTGGTTGAATGAAGTAAAACCTCCTTACGTTGAGATCGTTAATGATCCACGCTACGTTATGAATCAGTCGAGAGATATATTTCATCTGCCTGCTACTTCTATTGGTCAATATGATTACGAATATAGTAATAACGTTATTAAAAGTTATGAAGATCAAACAAGAGCTGAACGAAAAGTATCTTCAACATATCAAGGCATGGAAACTTGTTTCTGTATTAACTATGAATATAAGGAAGAGTTTAATTTAGATCGTAGTATACCATTCATGGTTATATTAAATGAAGCAAAGCCTTCAAGATATAAGTTATTAAAAGAATGGGTACTTGACGATATTAAAGATGTTGAGATCTACGGCAAGTGGGACCACGAAGCAACTGAAACAGATACACGATTTAAAGGTTCTGTACATCTTGATGATGTTATGGACAAAATGAACAATGTTAAGTTTACTTTTATTATTCCAATCGCTAAAGGTTGGGTAACTTCAAAGTATATTGAAATGGTACATGCTGGTGTGATACCGTTCTTGCATCCATCTTATGATGAACAAGGGCATTTGCCAATACCAGATTTTTTAAGACCGAAGACTCCTGCTGAATTTAAAGAAAGGATGAATAGGTTATTAAATAATGAACAGGAGTACGAATCAGTAATTACAGGATTACGCAAACTTATATGTAAACCTGAATACTACGATGGTACATTCTTAAACAATAAAATTATGACAGCGATTGATAATGATTATGTTGCACCTGATGTAACGCAATTTGATAAAAAAGTAGCTGCAACACTTGAGGATTTTTTCGGATGAACAAAAAAGAAATAACATGGGCACCACTTATTCCACTTATCGGTGGACAAGCTTTAGGAGCAGAGAAGGCATTTGGTAAACCACCCGAAGCCATTTACTCTTTCGGTGGATTTGAAGCTAATGATAACCATTACGTAAACTATCAACAAAATACATTAGGACGTGATATTCCTTATGTATTATTAGATTCAGAGAATCCTAGTATTAAACAAGTTGATGTAGTGACAGGTACTCCACCTTGTGCTGCTCTATCTCAGTTAAATACAGGAACGACAACAGAATCAAAAGGACCAGGTTGTGCAAAGAACGAATTTATGTATATGGTCTTTGAGAATGGTATTGATGTTCTTGGAGCAAAGGTAGTCATTGTTGAAAATGCTCCTGCGCTATTTACAAACAAAGGACGTCCTGTAGCAAATAAACTTTACGAAATTTGTAAAGAACGTGGATTCTCATTATCATTATTTAAAACATCAACAAGATTTCATGGAGTTCCACAAGGTCGTGATAGATGTTTTGCGATTGGTTGGAAATCAGAATCAAGTCCTGTTATGAATTACTATAATCGTGATAGAAAAGATTTTGCTGAATATCTTCAAGAGATTCCTGCTAACGCTTTACATCAAGATATTATTATTAATAAGAATGTACCTGACGAACCATATTATAATTTCATCAAGACAAAAACAAATCGTGATGTTCGAGAAATTATGATTGAAGAAGGTGTTAAGACAACTCTGAATTATGTAAACAAAAAAGGTTGGATGAAAGAAGCTAACGAATGGTTCCACAAGACAGGTAACGAAAAAGGTGTTAAGTATTCAGATCATGCAATGATGAAGTATGCAGATGGCAAAGGTGTATGGGATGGATCAGTACATGTCTTTGGCGAATATATGAATGCAGTGATTGGTCGTAATATGGTTGATACAATGCATCCTACTGAAGAAAGATCATTAACAATTCGAGAAGCTTTACATATGATGGGATTCCCTGAAGATTTTGAGTTACTTGATGGATTAAAGAAAATGAATCATATTGCTCAG